CACCCCATGGTTAAACTTCATTACAAGCTCAATGATGCGGTCTTCATTGGCAATGGGTAGCACTGCTATCTTCTCACCTTTGTGGTATCCTTTATCTTGTGTAATGGATGTGAATACCTCGCAAAACTCGTTAAAGTATGCAGTTGGATCATGTGATTCAAAGCACACCCTGCTGACATTGCTATTGGCTGAGTCAAAATAGTCACTATTGATATATTCTTTGTATGCTTCAAACCTTCTCTTATGTTCAAACTTATCTGACTCCGGTACTCTGATAACTACTTTCAGTCCATTGCCTGATGGGGAGGTAAAAAGCATATAAACATAGGGGCAGTTCATTAAACGCTTCCTTTCTTTGTTTAATGTCTTAGCATCAGGATACTTGTCAAAGTCTAGCACACACAATCCTGAGTGCTGAATGAGTCCATCATCCTTGCGCTCGCTAAAGGTACCGTTAAACATGATAGCCATGAGCTGTAGCTTGCCATCACTGTCACCCTCTCTGATTTGGGCTATCTTTTTAATGAGTTCTGGGTTACCTTCTTTGATTCTTTGGTAAACTTCACTCGCTTTTAGAGTGAATGGTGTTTCTTTTGAGCCATAAAGACTCCTAAAAACTGATAAATTTGGGTTAAACATGGTGTAAATGTATAAAAAATGACGATAAATGTACGATAAATGACGATAAAATATAAACATCGTCACGGCTGTAGGTCAATGCTGTATTGTGTTTCAGGGATTTCGTGACGGTATGACGATAAATTTTGATGTGTAACTATTTTTTTTGTAGTCTTAAAATTGACACCCCTATATAAGAGAAGTGTCACATCGTCATAGTGTCATTAAAAAAGGAGGCCGAGACCTCCTAATCCTAGACATATCACCAATTAAACACATATCAAATGTAAATCATTCTTTGTCATACAGCGTCATTTGTTGATAAAATAGCGTCATTTGTTTGGTAGAACTTCTTAACCATTCTTTCTTTGATTCTGTCTAATTGATACATAGACCGGCACTCAAAGATATCTTTCTCCAGGTTACGCTCAATGGATGCCTTTGGGATGTTCTCAATAATCTCCCTGTATAGATGTGTATCATACAGATATAAATAGTCTTTAGATTGTTCCCACCACTCAGCATTATTGTACAGATGGATGATGCTTCCATGGGTCATGTCAAACATATTAGCTATTGTTATCCATTTCAGCTCATATTTTCGGAGCTTGTGAATGAGGTATGCTTTCTTATGTACAATGTGGCTCTTTCTATTTGGTTTATGCAGGTTATCCTCATAGATAATCTCAAGGCATTTTTGTTCTAGTGTCATAGTTCTTGTATTTTATATCCCCATTGGAGGTATTGTTCTAATGTATCCGGTTCTTCATTCTCTTGATAAGCAAAGTTGAGCTGTCTTAAAAAGCCTTTCTCATCCATTCCCATGTAGCACCATGTGCCACCCTCAGGCTCTACTGTATCTTCAAGCCACATTCTGTAGTATTTTACGTATTTCATTTTTTCTCAATAAAGTATTTGTAATATATATCTTTTTGCACTTTGTAATCTAGCTTTTCAAATAGCTTAAAGTATCGGTAGACTGTGCGTTCACTTGTACCTAAGTACCTCGCTATTGATTGCACTGTCCTGGGCTTTTGCTGTAGCATCTGCAGTAGTCTTAGCACCCTGTATATTTTATGCTGATTCATGACTTCTGAATTGTGAATGTTCCGGACAAATGGGTGCCTGCTGCGATGAGCTGTTTCTGCTTCCAATGGCATAGGGCTTTGCTGTTAAAGTGGTACTGCTCTTTGAGAGTGGCACCATAAAAGTAGGATAGTGTGTACATTGTTTTGCTTTTAAGATGTTTATATAAAGTTCAAAATTAAAGTGGCCGTTTCTCTGCCACCATTCTATCTGTTCAATTAGTAGTATCATAATTAGTCGTTATATTTCCAATCATCCTCATCCATGTAGTAATCAGGGTCTAACAAATCCTCAATCAAATTATCACATACATAGTCATATATCTCATTGTGTAGCAATGTTTCCTCCTCATCTGTAAGGATGTAGTCTAGGTCAGTGTCATCATCTATAGCTTGTATCTTTGATATCTTAACATCCCATTCATCGTGCAGGTCAGTGATCACAAACTCACAAGTTCCTGATGCTGTGTCCGTTTCAAAGGTTACGGTGCCGTTCATTACTTCTACTATTTGCATAACATTATTATTAATACGTTGTACATTACTATCATTGTGCCTACTATAAGTGCAAGGCCTGCCATTGTGTTAAATAGTTCTCTTTTCATTGTTGTTCGATTTTAAGTTTGTCCATTAATTGGCTAATTGATACCCATTTTGCAGTGGCATTTTTCGTACCTGCATCATCTGCACCGAAGTACTCTGCCATCTGCTGTTGCTCTTCCCATAGTTCTTTTTCGAACTGCAGGATTGTTTTAATCATTTCATCTTTTTCCATTTTGTTTTGTGTTAATTGGTTAAACATGTAGCAAAGATATATTCTTTTACATTACTGCAAACAATTATCAACAAAAAAAATAAGTTTTAATGAAATTTAGAATGATTCTAAATAAGTAAAGTGTGATATAAATCACAAAAAAGATAGATAAATTAGGGAATAACGCTTAATCTAGGAGAATTTTACTTAATTTTAAGGGAATAACCTTAAATAAACTCCGCAAATATAAGGGAATTACCTGTTAAGGAACTTCCTGCGATAGATGAACTCTTGATATTTGGTGTAAACAAGATGGTTTACTTTATTGTGCTTGCCGCAATCACGACATTTTAGCCAATGGTGGACAGTTCCAGATGCGGTGACTACTTTCTTATTGTACTTTTGGTTTGTACCTGAGCACTCTGGGCACTCGAATTTATCTCCACTATGCTGTACTGCATAATTGTGCTGAGGGGTTGTATAGGAAGTTAGTTTCTTAAAGACCGCTTCCAATACCTCTACATCCATCTTGCAATAAGCCACCATCTTATCTAATGCTACCTGGTCTTTTCTAAATACAATATCCTTCCAAAGGTCCATGCCTCCTGTTTCCATCTTGGCACCAACATTAAGAAATTTGGCTATATAGTCTAGCTTGTTGCTATTGAAATTAAAATACCTTTTAGCCCATTTAAGGGTGTCAATGGTCTTAGGGGATGGCATAACATCAATACCATGAATTATAGCCCTTGTGCGTATCCATTTTAAGTCGAATCTATCCCCATTGTGAGCCACTATCTCATCAGCTTGGTGCAATACTTTAATGAATTTTTTAATCATGTCCTTATCACTCTGTGATTTGCTCCATGTAAGGCTGTGAATCTCATCCTCCCCCTCCCATTTGTAGCAGATGCAGATAATTGCACGCTCATGGATGATGTCACCTGGGTTAATGGTTAGGTTGTAACCGGATCTCCAAAAGATACCTACATTAAAGGAGGTCTCAATGTCGTAAAAAAGTCTCTTTCTCATAGGCTTTTGTATGCTAATACTATTCTATCAATGATACCTTTCTGCACTAAGAAGCGCACCAAGATACCAAGAATAAATGATATTAACACTATCCACCAATTAATTCTATATTTTACCACCTGCGTAGCCTTGGCAGTTTTCCACTTGGTTTGCCCTTGTATCTTAATAGTTTTGACCCTTTCTTTATATTCAATGCGTGTTTGAAATCTAGTTTTTGGTACATAGATATTGTTGAATTTAATGACAGTGTCCTTAGTAGTAAAGAATTTTTCGTATACAATCGAATCAAATCGTATCACTGGGATGCTGTCTAATGTAGTTATGCGAATGGTGTCACTATCCTGAATAACTTTAAGCCCATTCTTAAGGGCCTTGTTGTAATGGTACTGAGCACGCTTAGCAGGTGAGCAGGCGAGCAATACTAGCAGAAGTGGTAGAAGATATTTCATAGGTTTTGTAACATTGTGATCATGCGAGGGCATGGGTAAATATCTGATTTGTCCTTTCTTACTGAGTTGTGGGTGTAGATACCAGGTGTTCCTTCAAAGGCTTCAACATCAATGTTAAATATCTCTGACCGGTAAGCCTTAGGGATGTTGTAGGTTTCGCATAAATACACAAGCAGTTGGCGAGTGCTTTCGATTTGCTCATCAGTGTACCTATACCACGCTGTATGCCCTTTGAATGGTTTGTCAAGTATAGTTACCATTTCTTTCTTTACCTGAGAATTTACGTATGTATAGTAAGTTCCATTCTTTTGCTTTAATGGTCCCCAATTACACACCTCAATACCTACTGAAAGTTTGTTAAGGTTACGGTAAGGTAGTTTTTTTACAGCGAAATCAGCTGAATCAATGCCTAAATGCCAAGCCCAATGTTTGGATGAGAAGCATTGCACTATCTCACCACTAGCACCGATGATAAATGCAGTAGCTATTCTCGTATCATTGGTGTTCCAATAACGTGAGACCCCCTTAGCATCTCCTGAGCCTGCTGTGTGGTGTAAATAAATTTGGGATTTTGGATTTTCTTCTGCAAAGTATTGGTCGTTATCCAACCTAACCTGCGTTATCTTGCTTATGTCTAATTTCATCCACCTCTTTTTTTATGTCTTTAGCCCTAGAGAATAAGTTTTTCATTGCTTGCCATAGGTCAAGTCCTTTAACTGCTTTGTAGTTTTCGTTAATGCTCATGACTTCAATGGATACAAGTATCAATGCAAGTACTTTAGTCAGAAGCAATGGCACTGAAAAAAATTGAAGGATGATATTGTTAAGAATGAAGTGGTCAATCATGTAGAATAGAATAACAGTTATCTCATATAGCAACATCTTGCTGATGATTGCGCTGAGTCCTCTGCTAGTTATCTTGACTTTGTTTTTTACTGACTTCCAAACACCTGTTATAGTATCTAACACGATCACAAAACCTACCAAAAAAAGAAGGCCTGAGATAGGCATAAGAAAGGTGCATACAGTAGCCACTAACTTTATCCAATTAGACTGCATTGCTTTGAGTAAGATAGTGAGCTGTGCCTTCATTACAAGATTAGGATGTTGTTGTTGTACCCATTCTCAAGAAAGTTACCACACATCCCTGTGCAAGTAGTCTGAAACTGATTAATGCAAGAGCAGTGGTTAAACATTGGTCTTAAATCGGTGTCAGTATTGGTAGCACTGATGAAGATAGGGAATAAATTTCGATTAGCAAGTAGCCATCGAATGAGACGTTGCTCAAAGAAACTAGCTTTTTGTGCATAGTGCTCCATCCCAAATGCCACTTCTGAGCGTGATACGCTTGCTGAGTAATCTCCATTCTGAGTCTGCAAACCTTTGTTCTTTAATTGGTACGTCAATCCAAATACTGCATCCTCTGCACTTCTCCATGCAATGACAGGCTGAATAAACTCTACCAGGTCAATCTCATCAGGTGTTAATAGCTGAGCATTGTACTGAGTGAGCATGTAATTGTAG